TTATGACCTCCCCCAAAACCCCGCAGCAACGATTTCTCGATGATGCATGGGAGGAATTGGTTGAGGACCGTGAGCGCCGCCGCCTTGAACTTGACGCCATCCGCGAGTCCATGCGCCAGCCGGTTTGGGAGGAGGGGGAGAGATGAAGGATTTCTGGATTGGATTTTTTGCTGGTCTTATATTTTTGTCGTTCCTTGTATCAGTTACCGATCGAATTGTTTGCGTTTCGGGCACTTACCCATTTTTGATGGTCGAATACATGCACAAAAATTATCGAATGATCGAATGGGAAGGTGGAAAATGAACGAAATCAGAGTTGATAGAATTCTGCCGGAGCGTGTGGGGTGGGAATTGAA